GTCGCTGCCGTTGCTCAACAACAAGTGTTGCCCTCTCAAGTGCTTAACCTTCCTCTTCCCTTTTTCTTTACGCGCGATTCCGGCATTGCTTTTCCCACGGCCGCTCTTCCTTACCATGAAATGCGTATCAACTTTTCGTTCCGTAACTGGACGGATTTGTTGATCAAGGACGTATACATTCCATCAGCGGCAATGGTTGGTAGCGTAAGTGCAACTCCCGCTTTTACAAGTTCTGCCGGTGGTGCCGTTACTACTAGAGCTGGATACTGGGTGTCTGTTCCCGCTCAACAAAGCGATGTGGTAACTGCCCCCGAAATCGGCAACTCGTGCCAAGTGTGGGCCAACTACGCTATCGTGTCGAACGAAGAGCGTAAGAAGATGGCTTGCGCCCCTCGTGATATCTTGATTGAGCAAGTGCAAACCGCTCCTCTCCAATCGTTCAACACGAATGGCACCATCAACACCACTGGTTTGATTGGTATTGCCAACGGTACGCAAATTACCCCCCAATTTGACATCCGCTTCTCCCATGCCGTCAAGGTGCTCTTCTGGGCCGCTCGTAACAAGGCCAACTACTCGGCCTGGTCCAACTACACCTCCGACCCGCAGTTTCCCCTTGGCCCTCACCAATCGGGTAACATCGCTGCTGATCCGACCGTCAGTGCTCTCTTCGGTGTCGTCGACTTTACCGCCGGCTCGGACCCCGTTGACAACACCTCGCTCATCTATGAGAACACCCAACGTCTCCAAAACATGGGCTCGGACTACTTCTCTCTCGTCAACCCCTGGTTCCACTCGCCCGTCATCCCTCTCGAGACCGGCTACCACAGTTACTCGTACTCCTTGGATTACTGCAATATTGATCCTATGGGATCCACTAACTATGGTAAATTAACAAATGTGTCAATTGTCCCCTTCTCGTCGGCTGCCCAAAACAACTCGTGGTACCCGACCTCCAACGGATCCTATGGTGTTAGTGCCACCGTCAGCGCCGTTGCCACAAAGTACGATTTCATCACCACATGTGTCAACAACAACATTATCCGCATTTCTGGCGGTGCACTTGGGTTAAAAAACTGGAAGCCCAAAATAGGAAGCTGCCGAAAACGTTACAATTCATCGTTTTCGGGTAAACAGTATAAGAATTGTACTCTTTTTGCAAGAGTTATGTAACTTTCTAGTCCAAGTCTCTACGATTGGGCAAGATAATTTAAAATGACGGGAAACCCCTTAAGTCAATGCTACTAAACCAATCAGGAAACTGATTGTGTGGACAGGTTAATAGCCTCGTGTATAGTAATAACGCATTGAATTGGGCAATCCGCGGGTAAAGAACCTAAAATCGTTAATCGACTAGATTATGGTTCTCCCTCAACGACTACCGGATTATCGGTCTATGGATACTAGTCATATCTATATAGGTCTAAGGTATAGTCTACTCCTTTCCGAAAGGAAAGGTATTAGGAGAAATGTTCCAGTTCTCTAAAAGACCAAATATGGTCAAAAAAATTCAAAATCAAAAAAAAAACAAAATTTTCAATTTCATAAAATTGAAAATAAAATCAAAGACTTTATTTAAATTAAAAAATGATTGGTTATGTTTATAGTATAACAAATACAAAAACATCTGACATATATGTTGGATCTACCATTCAAAAACCCGCTTATCGTTTTAAAGCACATCGAAGTAATGCAAAATCTGGAAAGAATGGAAAATTATACGACCATATAAGAGAGATTGGAGTTGAACATTTTAATATAAACGTATTAGAAGAGTGTTCTATTCAAAATGAGTCGGAATTGTGTCAGAAAGAAAGAGATTATTATAAAAAATTAAAACCATCTCTTAATATGATAGCTCCTCGTATTTCAGAAGTTCATGAAACAGGCAGAATTTACAAGATGTTTTTTAAAAATGATGTCTCGATGTTTTATATTGGTTCGACAAAGAAAACGATATCTAAAAGATTAGGTGATCACAGATCTGCTTCAAATGAAGGAACTACTCCTATTTATACTTTTATGAGACAAAATGGAAAGGATAATTTCGATATTGAATGTGTCGAAGATGATATACCGATTGATCAGTTAATTGTTCGTGAAAATCACTGGATTTCAGAATTAAAACCAACATTAAATAAAAATTTATTTTTATGTAGAACAGAACAAGAGCGTGATAAAGCAAAATATGTTAAAAATTGTGAAAAGATAAAAGAACGAGTAAATGAACGTCGCTTATTAAAGCGAGATGAGATTAATGCACAAAAAAGAGATCATTATAAACAAAATAAAGAAAAGATATCTGAGAAAAGTAAGCAAAAATGGTTGGAATTAAGAACAAAAGAAATAACACTTTATACACAAAACCCCAACTTTACAAAAGAGTTGCTATCAACAAATACAAACATTCAATTAAAAGAAATTATGAGAAAATTTGGATTTGATAACTCTCCAAGGGTAAAAGAAAAATTGATTGAAAGAATTTTAAAGGAGCAACAAACACTATTTAATTAAATTATCATTAAGATGATAATTTAAAAAAGTTTAATTAAACCATTGGCCTACAACGACTGATTTGTAATTTCAACTGCATGTTTTCCAGTTGCAAGTCGCGCACGTGTTGTTCTAGTCGACGAATCTTCATGGGCAAGTCGTTTTCGTCCAAGAACGTTTCGGTCATTTGCAAAAATGAGGCAAGTTTTTTGGTGGATTTGTAAACCTCTTTTTGCTTGTTAAAGTCGGCTTGGTAAGGCAATAGAAAATCGTGCAACATTTTTTCAATGGGTCGCCCAGATACCTTGAAAATTTTGATAAGACGCCATTGGCTATACATCGATTCAGACGACGTGTGTTTTTTGTTGCGTTGTAGCATTCGCCCGTCGGAGAAGCCGATTTTAAGCATTCCCTTGCCTATATAAGAGGCATAGATGACGGAATCGGTGGTATATTCTTCAAGTTTGACCTCTTCTTCAAGCACTTCGGCTTCAATGTCCATTTCGGTGAGCGTTGCAAAGGCTTTGATAGGCCTTTCAAGCGCGACGGAGCCGGTGGATAACAATTGTTGAATCCAACCTGTCACGTTGACTGCAAATTTTGGAGAAACCCATTGAGCGATATGTATAGCAACTCGTGGGTGCACCCACGTATATTGATTATTCCCCCCTTGATTAAGCTTTATTAAGTCCGTCCTTCTAATTAGAAGGACGGTACTTAATTCCTCTAGAAATTCGTCTGTTTTTGAATTTTTATACCAATTCGAATATTCTTTTCCTCCGGCTTTGCAGAGTTGAGTGGCATTGATATAACCGTCTTCAACACGTGAGATGACTTCGATGCCACCAAGTAAAATACGATCTTTTTGTTCCTTGTCTTTTTGATCATCGATATCTTTTTGTTTCAATGCTTGAATCAATTCGTCTTTTTGTAAATTGTTGTATTCAAGAAGCCCTCGATCTTTTGCAAGCAATTTTAATTTATTTAAACTCATATCAATATACTCAAATACACTATCTTCATCTTCTTGATCGACTATGATTTCACTGATCAACGTGTCCTTGTCAAGATTTGTTGAGATACCACGTTCTTTGGCAAGTTCTTTAAGTTGAAAGATGTTCATTAATTTATAATCGGGATCGCCTTGCTTGGAGTCGCTATCATCAAGACCTAATTTGGTCCAGAAACGTTCTCGACGTCTTTCGGTCATTTCAAACATGCGTTCGTGGATATTAGCGAGCGATTTAGAGTTTGCAACACCAACAGTAAAACCGTACTTTTTAGCTTCGTCGCCAAGCTTCTTTTTTGACATTTTATTCCAAGAAGAAATAACAAGAGGGTCAATGGGCGTGTGAATTAGCTCGACAAATTTATACCATTCTTTGTTTGGAGAGACTTCACGTGCTTGATAGGGATCGTGATCGTCTTCGTCTGGATGCTCCATGACATATTTAAATGTTTCGACCCAGTTTTCAATGCTTGCGGCTGAACAGAAACCGCCTCCACCACGTTTTGATTTGCCGTTAAACATACGTGCTGTCGCTTGTTTACCAACGGTTTCGTGTGCTTCAAGCAATAAATCGTAGGTGACGGAGATTGTTTTGCATTCGCGAACGAATGATTTTGGATTTGACATTTTGTGAACGACCATCTTCTTTTATAAGAGTTTCTTCTTTTTAAGCTTTAATTAAGATTTTTGTTGTCTACAAGAGTTTTACAAACTGCGACAAACTAACTTTTGTTGCAAATTCTAATTATGAATGTAGTGGTGGTTTTAAATTATATAAAATTGAAAATATAAATTATCAATTTTAAAAATGTAAAAAATGATACGCAAAGAAGATGGTTATATCAATGCCACTCAACTATGCAAATCAGGTGGAAAAGAATTTAAAAAGTGGCATAAAAATGATAAAACAAAACAACTTGTTGAAAAAGTGTACATCAAGACAAAAATTGATAAAGATAGTTTGATCCAAATAAATATATCTGGTTTAAATGAAGAACGTTGCACGTGGGTACATCCTACTATAGGGCTTCATATTGCGCAATGGATTTCAACAGATTTTTTTCTTCAAACGGTTGACTGGATTAATGAATGGAGAATGGATAATGAAAATAATGAAAAATACAAAAAAGCCATTGAGACTATTATACCAGATAATGATACCAAAAAGATTGAAAAAATGCTACAACTGTATTATAAGACTCAGATGGGTGGAGAGATTGAAGTAGAAACGCCGTTTGGATACATTGATTTGCTAACCGATACTAAACTAATTGAAATTAAAAACGCTTTACATTGGAAACACGCACTTGGGCAAATTTTGTCATATTCCAACTTTTTTCCATCTCATGAAAAATGGATATATTTATTTGATATGAAAGACTCGTTATATGAACCGATAGAAATGCTTTTAAAAAAATTTGACGTGCATCTATTTAGTGTAAATAAAGAAGTGTGCTTGCAATAATTTTTTATAGAAATTTACAGAGCATGTTTATGAAAAGTTAACGTTTAAATTAACTATTTACACCACACTCGCGCTACATATAATTTCAATATTATATGTATTTAACTATTAGCGTGGAGCTAATTCATTTTTTTATACATAATGCTTTTTGGTAAAAAAAGAACGCAATATGTATAAAACAAAAATGTTAGTAAATATAAACAATGCTTAGATTCTCGCCGACCGATGTTACAGATAGATTGGCTGCTATAAAAGATATAGCAAATATTACGGTAAGGGATGGTGGGCAACCAGTTGGCGTAGACGATAAAGGCAACGCGATTGATCTACCGCCTGAATTTCAGCAAATATGGAATTTGATAGGACAGGTACAGACCTGCAATGCACCGATAGAACTTATGAGTCAACTGGTGGGTCTTCCACAAGGTAGATTTTTTGGAAATTTTGTAAACAGAACGGGCGATGAAGATCCGCGCGAATATAGGTATATTATGAATTTTATTCTTGCAATGACATGCGCACCTGGCACGTACGGCGCTCCCGATTTAAAGTGCGAGTTTAATCGCATTATTGGGAGAAACAAGTGTGTATACAACAGCATGGCGACGCCATCGATGCGATGGTACGATGTATTGAAAACCATTTTTACGTATATGAATAATAGTCCACGGTATACAGTAGGTAGATTTCAATTTAACCCCAATCCGTATCCAGATTTCATGAATCACACCGAGACAGATCCTACGTGCAATACTTTACCACCCGCATTTGTGCCCACACAAGTATGCAAGTTGCCTTCTCCATCTTCTCCGACAACTTCGACTTCAACGTCTTTACATTGGGAGACAAAAAATTTGATTTGCGCATTAATAATTGCGCTGGTATTATTGGTTCTTTTTTTCAATCCTGTTGCTTTTAAATTGACAAATATGGCAGGGGGTTATACAATTAATTTACATGGACCAACGGCGGTTGGATATACTGTACATGGTATTGTACTGACTGGCTTGCTTGTGTGTTTATACTTTTTCTTTCCTAGAAAATAAACTACCGCTTTTTTACAAAATACAAGGCGGTGGTTTACGTGTAGGCTTCAGCAAATTCCATGTAAAAATCATCGGCATCGCCGTATAATGGCTGGCCGGCGGCATAAGCGGGGACACTACGCGTCCCGTTTCCAGATCCCATCGTGGCTTGTTGTTGATGACGAGGCGCTTCTTTGTTTGTAAACTTTTCTTTGGTTTGAATCTTGCTACTGACTTCAAAAATAAAACGCTTGACTTCGTTTTCGTCGTGAGGGCCGTCATAGCGCACGAAAGGCTTCCCGGCGACATATAAAATCATCAATGGCACGTATTTGATTTCGGAGATGGTGGCTTTACTCATTCCGATAATGTGTTTTTGTGCACTGACATTGATCATTGCAAATTGACAGCCTCCCAGCTGGCCTGGCAATCGTTTGAAAATGGGGATTAGCTCGCGACTGTATTGACAGTTTATCGAATAAAATAAGACTAAACTGATTCCTCGTATGGAGTGACATAAGATTGGGCCTTTTTGCCCTTTTTGTACACTAAAATCTTCCGTTTGTAAAAATAATAATCCGCTCATTCTTTACTTTATTTATACTATATAATCTTTTTTAAATGGTATATAGGCGCGGTCCCGTCCGCGCGCCAACGGGTTTTAATACAGCCCTTTAGAAAAGGGCCGTACCCCCAAAACACTTTAATCAACAAATCGACCCCGTCGCGCGGGAACGGGATCCCGCTTAAAATTGAAAATTTAAAAAAGAATAAATAAAATTAAAAGAAACAGCCCAGAATGAACTTTCCAAATTTTCCGCTCTATGAGAGACTTGCTCACACTGATGAAGACTACAAGGAGCTTGCCGATGAGCAAAAAGATGCCCTGATTGATAAATTCAAGGGGATGAGCGATGAAAAACAAGAAATCGTGTATGCCCTTATCAAAGCGTATTATATGGAAGAGCAACAACAGTTTATGTCTACAAGTGAATTGCCGTATAGTGGCAAGGCGTTGAAAAATCGTTTAAAATTTGACTTGGATTCTATTCCAAGTAAATTACAGTATATTTTACATGAATTTTCAAATATGAAATGATAATAAAATTTATAAATTCTATAAAATAAAATTTATAAACACCCACAAATTTTGTGGGTGTTGAAATCAAAAATAAAATCAAAAATAAATTAAAAACCATAATTAAATTTTTCAGAAATTTAAAGCATACCAGGTCAAACCTATTTTTTTGCAAAATTTTCAATTTATTATTTGTTTTTAATTTCTTTGAATTTCTTTTCTTTTTTTATATTTTCTTTCTTTATTTTTTATTTTCTTTTGAAATTTAAAAGAAAATGATTTATAATATAAATGGAGTGCACTCACTGTAATTTAACGTTCAAGACAAAATATACATTAAAATCCCATGTATTAAATAGCAAAACATGTCTTAAAAAAAGAGGACTTACGCTTGAAACAAAATTTACGTGCGAAGCATGCTCTATGTCTTTTGCAAGTAATATTAATTTAAATGTTCATATAGATAGTTGTAAAAAATATATAATTTATAAAGCACAACAAGACTATGAAAAAATTTTAAAAGAAAAAGACGCAATTATACATAAACAGCAACAAGATTATGAAAAAATTTTACACAAACAGCAACAAGAAATTGAAGATTTATCAAAACAACTGACACATTATACGAAACTAGAATTTAAATACGATGCCATTGTACAGCAATATGATGACATTAAACACATTAATAATGATCACAAAAAACTTTCCATTGAACATACAGAATTAAAGGTTTCATATAAGGAATTGACTAAACAACATGAAGAATTAAAATCACAACATGAAAAAACAATTGCAAAGCTAGAAGTAAAAATAAGTCAATGTGACTTGATTTTTCAAAATATGGCTCAACATCAATTATATAATGAGGCAGTTATTGAATTAGAAGAAAATACAGAAATTGAAGATGCTATTGAGCAAGACTATAAATTACAACCACTTGATCTTGGCAATGATATGTATATTGAAAGCAGAGAAGATGGATATATCAATATAACAAACCTCTGTAAGGCTGGTGGCAAATTATTCGGTCATTGGAATTCACTTGAAAGAACAAAAGTGTATCTCAAGGCACTTTCTAGCGATATCGGGATCACGATACCGGAACTAATTACCCATCAAACAGGCTCGGGATCTAATCAAGCAACTTGGGTTCATCCCTATGTTGCTATTAATATTGCTCAGTGGATTTCACCTCAATTTGATGTAAAAATATCATCATGGATATACGAGGTAATGATAACTGGAAAAATTGATATTAGCAAAACAAAAAGTTTTCAACAATTACGTTTGGAAAACAAGGAACAAAAAATTAAAATACAATATTTAACTAAAAAATATGTAAAATCACAACCACGTATCCAATACACAGAAAAAAATGTTATTTACATTCTTACGACGCCTTCGCATAAAAAAGAAGGCAAATATATTCTTGGCAAGGCTACCAATCTAACAAATAGGCTTTCTGTCTATAACAAGACAGATGAACATGAAGTGGTTTATTACCAATCATGTGGGGATGAAGAAACGATGTCTATTGTAGAACAATTTGTCTTTCAAAGACTGAAAGACTACAGAGAACAAGCCAATAGAGAACGATTTATTTTACCTGAGGGAAAGACAATTGACTTGTTTATTGATGTTATTAAAAAAACTATTGGATAAATTTTAACATTATATAGTGCACTTCTTTTATATTTTAATAATTATTGTGGGTCTAAATAGATAATTTAATTGTAGCGTTTTTGGTACCGTTTTTTCTGAAAATTAAACAAAGCGGTGTAATGTTAAATTAAATATTTAATTTAATATAAATGGACATTATCGATTTTTTGCCATCCTATACAGAGTTTGATAAGGATGTACAAGCCATTTTAGGTTCAGATTTAGTTGACACGACCTCTCTGTATCATAAAAAAGAGTTTTACGATGTAAGACTTCAGCCTATCGAAAAACGCCCTGAAAAGCCCGGTGAATACATGAATCATCAAATCATTATGGCGCGCTTTTTAAGCTCCTATACACCGTATAATGGTATTTTAGTGATGCACGAACCGGGTACAGGTAAAACGTGCGCGTCTGTAGCCGTTATTGAAAAAATTCGGTCTGAAAAATCGTCCTTTCGAGGTGCCCTTATTTTGATGAAAGGTAAAAATTTGATTGAAAATTATAAAAAAGAACTTGTTGAAAAGTGTACAGATGGCAAGTATAAAGTGAAGGATGACGAAGAAGATGCGGGCGATACAGATGATAAAGAAGAAAAAAAAGTGGGGTATGACAATCCTGGTAGTTTAACCGCCAATAAAGTGAGACGACGTATTAACAAAAAATTGGCAGAATTTTACCAATTTCAAACGTTTGAAACCTTTTCAAAACAATTGTCAAAAATGTCCGATAAAGATATTATTAAAAATTACAGCAATATTGTCATTGTGATCGACGAAGCCCATCATCTTCGTATTGTGAATGAAAGAGGAGTGGTTGACAAAGAATTAAAGGGACAGTATACTAATATACATCGATTGTTGCATCTTGTCAAAAACACGAAAACGATTTTAATGACAGGCACGCCAATGATTGATTCGCCTTCTGAAATTGCAAGTTTGATGAATCTTATTCTGGGTATGGATAAGCAATTACCGACTGGTAAAAAATTTGAAGAGTATTATATGAAAAAACAGGCAAATGGCGATTTTGTTATTGATCCAGATAAGGCAAACGAGTTAAAAGATAAATTGCATGGAAAAGTCAGTTTTTTACGTTCGATGCAAAGTTCTGTTAAGCGTGAATTTGTGGGACAAAAACTCGACTTGCATTATTTCAACCAATATGGATTGGAAATGAAGCCATTTCAACAAGCTTATTATAAACTTGCACTGCAACGAGATAGGGAAGAAAAGGGTATTTATACGTATAGCAGACAGGCAAGTTTGTTTGTTTTTCCAGATGGAAAATATGGGGCGGATGGGTTTAAAGATCATACAAAGATTATAAAAGATAAAATAACTGGAAAAAGCCTTGTAAAAATAGACAGAACAATGACAGATGTTTATAAAGGTAAATCCGTTCCTGAAAAATTAGAGATACTTTCCACATTTAGTGTAAAATATGCGACATGCATAAAATTGCTTTTAGAGAATAAAGGCAATCATTTTGTTTATATGGATTTTGTACAGGGAAGTGGTGCCATCATTTTTGCGGAATTATTAAAAGAGTTTGGATTTAGTCATTTTATGTCTGGTGGAAAAGGACCAAAATTTGCCCTATTAACAAGCAAGACGTCTTCGGATATAAACGATGCAATTCGTTTATTTAACAGTGATACAAATATAAACGGTGAACGAATAAAGGTTATTATTGGTACAAAAGTTATTAGCGAAGGATTTACACTTAAAAATGTACGTCATGTTCATATATTAACGCCTCATTGGAACTTTAGCGAGACGGACCAGGCGATTGCGCGTGCATTTCGCTTGTTTTCGCATAATGCGTTAGAAAAACAAATACCCGATATTGTTGTTAAAATATATTTATATACGGTTTTTATGGCAGATCAAGAAAAGTTGGAAAATGTGGATGAATTTTTATCAATTGATCGATACATGTACAAGTTTTGCGAAGATAAAGACATTTCAATTAAATCCGTTGAACACTTGCTGAAACAAGTTAGTTTTGACTGTAGATTGACAAAAGAGCGCAATCGCCTTCCTTCTATATTAGACATGTCAAGAAATTGTGAATACCAAAAATGTGATTATATGTGCTACGATGACGATGATGAAGACGACGACGACGACGAGCATTTAGACGAGTCGACGTATCACCTTTTTTACAGCAAAGATGACATATCTGGTGTAGTTGAGAGAATAAAGACAACATTTGCAGACAAATCCTCTATTACACTTTTTGATATGTATAAAAACTATACGGACAAAAGTTATCATTTGTTTATTCAAAGCATATTGTATGCAATAGAGCATAAAATTGTTATAAAGACAGTATATGGGATTGACCTCTATTTGCACTATTCTAAAAACACTCTTTATTTATCTTTTAATATATACGATTCAACTTTATTTGATGTATTTTATACAACGCATATTCCACTTCAATTAGAGTTTAATTTTAACAGTGAAATTAATAAATTATATGGAAAATATCTTCCAACTTTATTTGGACGCTTAAAAGCTGAAAAAGATAAAGATGTCAAAAAAACTATTTTGGACAAATTTAGCAAAAATGCAAAGGAGCTTATGATTGAAATTGCTGTACTTTCAGTTGAAAAAGGGTATACAGATAAAGGTGTTGATCCTATCAGAGCTTTTATTCTAGCCCAATTTGCATCTTATGTATTTAAAAGTGGTGATATGACTGTATCCTCATTTCTTGGAAAGAAAAACTATAGATGCTTAAAAAATAAAAGTGAAAATTGGGACAATTGTCATGTAGATATTAAACAACCAGTTAAAAAACAAGAATTAAATGAGTACGGATACGAAGGATTATACGATGAAAAAGGTGTTTTCAAGATTAAAGAACAACAGAAAGATATTCCCGCAAAAACTGTGCGAAAAGATAAGAAGGGGGAGAAGGGGGAGAAGGGGGAGAAGGAGGAGAAGGACGACGTTTACAAAGATAAAGATACGCGAAAAATTAATAAAGGCGTTAAATGCGTGCAGTCTGTACCAAAGAAAAAATTGCTTACGATGATTTACATGTTCAAGATAAAGGCGCCAGCCGACTATAAACAAGATAAAAAAACGGATCAGGAATTGAAAAGGGACTTTGCAGATAATCCAGATATAGATACTGAAAAGATAGATGTAAAAAAGTTATCTCGCCAGGAACTTATTAGGATGCATTATTGGGCAAGCGAAAATAAAAAAGCGCTTTGTGGCGCAATTGAACATTTTTTCAAAGAAAAACAGATCATTACAAAATAGCACGGCTTTTTGTGAAAAAGCCGTACCAAAAACGTAACGTTTAATTTAACTATTTGGAGCCACAATCTCGCTAGGAAGTGCTACATATATTATATGTATTTTAAACACAAAATCAACCACTAAAAATAACATTTTTATAAAAAAGGAAGGTGTAAATAGGTAGTCAACATGCTGTGAAATTAATTCTATCATTCTATCATTCTATCATTCTATCATTCTACCAATCAATTGTACTAAATTTTTCTCGTTGAGCAATTCCAAATTCATGCCATATAATGGGTTCATCAAATGCAAGTACAGACAAT